TACCCGCTTTGCACCAGCGGATTATATGGACACGGTGAATACGCTCGGCCTGCCATATTACGCTGATAGCCAACCGCATGGCCGCAAAGGGGTTGAGCTGGAGGTGCAGTCCAACCCGCTTCATTTATGTCTGGTTCCCGGCTCTATTATTGAGCTGAAGTTATAAGGTGACTCGCATGATAGATGATCTTGATGCATTGCTTGATGATGGGATTGATCATGTGTTTCTTGCCGATATGGGCGAGGTGGTGCAAATCGGTGAGGTACTTAAGCGGGTGATGTTTCAACACGATGTTGAAGTCATGTCCAATGAGGGCAGCATCGATATGGTCAGCACTGCCATCCTTTGTAAAGCCGGTGAACTGTGTCGCAATGATGCGTTTACTCGGCAGCGTGACCAACGTCAGTGGATTGTAGGGCGTTTGTTGGAACGTAGTCCGGATAATCGTTTGAATACCTATGAGGTGACACCCCATGCTGAGATTTGAGTTGTCCAATCTGGAGGAGCTTCGGCGGGTTTATGATCCTTCACTGGTTGAAAAAGCTTTAGTGCGTTCGATTAATCGTGTTTCTGAGAAAGCTAGAACGCGGGTGAACCGAGAAGTGCGCAGTGAGTATCACATTAAGGCACGAGATGTGAATAAGGCCTTGTCAATACATCGTGCGCAACGTGGGCAAACAGAGGCTTTACTGGTCTATGCCGGTGCTAGAATCGGTTTGCATAAGTTTGGTGCACGGGTTCGCACAGTACGTGTGAAAACACGACGTTGGGGGAATACTCGGCGACAAGTGCGGGTCAGGGTTCGTAAAGATAGCGCACTGGAGTCAGCCGTTGGTGGTAAGGGGATTGCGGGGTTTATGTCCCCACAGGGCTTTATCTATGCACGTGTGGGACTCAAGCGCACGCCACTGAAATTCCTCGCTGGGCCATCCGTGCCACATATGGTGGACAATGACACGGTGCTCGATCAGGTCAACCAAATGATGGCCGTCGAGTTGCCAAAAGAGTTTAACCACCATATGGATTTCTACCTACAGCGTCAGCTGGGGATCATCTAATGATTGAGCTGCACCATTTGATTGACGATCTTAAGGGTGGGGAGAGGCCATTACCGTCTGAATGGTTGGTGGAGTGGGCGTGGATTATGACGCCGGTTGAGCCGGATGACTTACCTTATGCCATTCCACTTTTAGCCCTGTATCAGGGTGAGGAGAGCTTTACACCACGCAATGGTTCTCCTTGTTTTCAAACGGCAAGTCGCTCTGTGATTCATGCGCTGGTGGTGTGTAAAAAAACAGAGTTGAAGCAGCGTTTAGATGAAGTCCGAGCGCGGCTACTGGGTTGGCAGAGATTGAGTGATGATCAGCACTTGCCACTTTATCTCTCGGATGATCCAAACAAGCCGTGTCATGCCTTGGATATCAAAGGCGATTACATCTGGTGGCAAGACCTTTACTTCACCAGCTATCCATTATTACCAATGCAATTTTAAGGAGGCAGTTAATGCCTAGTTTTACTGTTGATAAGGACGGTCAGAAAAAGCGCCTACATGGCACTCAGCCGCCCAATGGCACTTACCCTGTGTCCCCCACTGCTGTTGAAAAGCCGATTAAAAAAGCAACGGGCCAGAAATCGATACCCACTGATCAGGGAGTGAATGACGATGCCAATCGCTAATACTTACCGGATTGATTCACTGGCTCGTTTTTTAATGTGTGCCGTTGAAGATACCTACGATACTGCCGCCACATTGACTCCAACAGATGTGTTTGCCACTCAGTCGTTGCAAGGGGATATTTATCAGGGGGACACGGAGGAAGTTCGCTTTGACGGTGATAACGGTGTGGATGTGCCCGTGATTACGGGGAACCCTTATAACGGATTTAGTTTTGACTTTTACGGCGGTGGCAGTGGTGCTAAGGGTATTGCGCCGGTTGCGGGCAAGCTGTTCCGTATCTGTGGTGCTAATGAGTTGATTACGGCAGATACCGCTGTGGTGTATGAGGCTGCTGATATTTCCGATGCGGATTCTGGCACATTCAAAATGTTCCAACGCGCTCAACAAGCAAAGTATCTGGAGTATCTGACGACAGGGGCACGGGGCCAGTTAGGGTTTAGTTTTCAAGATGGCAAGAAGGCTAAATTTAAGGTGAGTAATCTGCTGGGCGCTTATTATGAGCCGTTGGTGCTAAATACCACGGTTGCCACGGACTATGGTGATCAAAAAGCCAATCTGCCCTTGGATGTGAACTTTGCCAATACGGCTGCGTTGCAGTTTGATGGGCACCAACTGTGTGTCAACTCATTGGAGATTGATAACGTCTTTGGTTTGGAGGTTAGCCGCAGAGATCTGCCGGGCTGCCGTTCCAGTTCACTGAAAAAAGTGACGCCACAAATCAATATCACTTTCCGCATGCCCGATTGGGAGCAAGCCTTTAACCCTTATGCTATGGCCAGTACTGAGCAGGGCATTCAGCGCAAACCGTTCCTTTTACAAATCGGAAATGTGGGACAGCATGATGGAAAAATCCTGCGTATTGCCGGTGCGGGGGCGAATGAAACGCAAATGACCTCACCCCAGCAAGTGATACTGGATGATGGCAATGTGGGGATGTCTGTGACTTTGCGTTGCCTGTCGGGGCTGGCGCTATCTTACCTTTAAGGCTGTTGTGGTATCCGCTAGCAGAGCAAGCTCGGATACCTTCATAGCAACACACGGAAATAAATAGAGTATTTTGGAGTAAACAACTGTATGTCTGATGTTATTGATTTTGAAGTCTTTGGAGCCACGCCAGAAATTGAGTTGCCAGTGAATATTGAGTTCCTGGATAAGCGATTTAAGGCAATGAATTTTAAAGCACACTGGGTGCGTGGGGATGTTGATGAGGCTCGTCAGACGTTGTCTGAGTTATTAGCCAAAGAAGAGGCGTTAACAGGCGCTGAGTTAGCAGACTACCAAACCAGCATAATGCGTGAGCGATTGATTGCGGTTAAAAACTTCCCAACCTCGACGGGTAAGCGTATCCATGCAGGGCCAGAGCTGGATTATGATTTGGATAGCTTGCTGGATAAGGTTTTGCCAGTCCCGTCATACCACATAGGGTTTTATAAATCCTTACTCAGCTCTCTGACAAATCGTGATTTAGCGGAGGCGAAAAGAAAAAACTGACAGAAGCCGGTTATCGTCTGGGTGGTGGGGTGCATATTCCTGCTGACCTTGGTGATGATCGGGCGTTGCTGGATTTATTAGGTGTGACTCTGCCGGCCTATCGCCAAGCGCCGGTGGAACGCTTCAAACTTTGGCAGGAAAATGAAACGGCCTATTTCATCTTTGTTCGGGTAGCTAACCACGGACAATGGCAACGCAATCCAAATGATCCAAATCAGTTGTTGGGTATTGATGGGGCTTATTTGCTCCAATACCTGCAGGCGACACAACCCCCTCCTTTTAATCCCGATTTACTCGACGATGTGCACAGCATTGTTGAGGGCTTCTTGCGGGCACGTAATGAGTAAATGATGGCAAAAAAGCGATTTGAAACGGCCTTGTTGATTACCGGTGATGGCAGCGGTGGCACTCGGGCCATTAAAATGACGCGTGAGCAGCTAGAGGCATTAGCCCGCACGGGAAAATCAACGGAGCAGGCGATTGGCCAATTAGATCATAAAGCCGACCAGCTAACGGATAACCTTAAGCAGCTTGGTAAAGCATCTCAGCAGACCCAAGGGGCGGTGGATAATTTAAAAGCGTCTTTTCTATTGCTTGGATCTGCTGTCAGTGTATTAGGTCTATCGGAGGTCGGGCGTGAAATTCTTCGTGTTGGTATGGCCATTGATGCCCTTGAGTCGAGTATCACGGCGACCTTTGGTAAGCAGCAAGTTGGGACTGAGTTAGCGTATATCAAAGGTGTAGCCAAAGACCTTGGTTTGGAAATGCTGTCATTGGGTAAGTCATATAGCCTATGGGCAGCATCGGCAAAAGGGACAGTGCTGGAAGGAGCTCAGCAAAAGAAAATATTTGAGTCTGTTGCGCAAGCTGCCCGTGTCTTAGGTTTATCTATTGATGATACTGACGGTACATTGCGGGCGTTATCGCAAATGATCAGTAAGGGCAAAGTACAGGCTGAGGAGTTACGAGGTCAGTTGGGTGAGCGTCTTCCGGGTGCCTTTAAAATGGCCGCAGATGCTATGGGGGTGAGTACTGCTGAACTGGATAAAATGCTCCAAAAGGGGCAAGTTTTAGCTGAGGACTTATTACCCAAATTAGCTGACGAACTGAATAAAACATATGGGGGGGATGCGCGTGAAGCAGCTGTAAAAATGCTGTCTGCTGAAACCAATCGCCTGACAAACTCAATCAATGAGTTGTATCGTGAAATTTACCAAGTGGCTTCCCCAACCCTAGCCGATTGGGCACGCACGGCCTCGCAGTCAATTGATGGGTTAACTGAGGATGTGGATACCTTAATTACGGCGGGTAATGCACTGGCATTGATGATTGGTGGACGGGTTGTGGTGGCCTTATCGGCAAAAGCGGCAGCGCATATTACTGCCGCACAGGCTGTGGTGGCCGAGGCTGCGGTGAGTGCTAAAGCAACCGCGCAGCATAATGCCGAAATGGCGTCTCGAACCGCTGCCGAAGCTAAGAAAGCACAAGCACTTGTGCAATCTATTACACTGAGTAAGTCGGCAGCCGTTGCTGAATTAGCCTCTGCCAAAGCTAATCTACGGGCAGCGGAGTCTGCCACAGCCTATACAGCCGCTTTGACCCGTTTAAAAGCGGCTCAGGTGGCCAGCGCTACAGCCAGTCAGTCGCTAACACAGGCTCGCAAAGCAGTGACCAGTTCCACGTTAGCAGCGACTCAGGCGGCACAACTTAATACTGCGACAACCACTACTGCCACAGCAGTGACGGCTCGCTTTGGTTTCGTCTCTGCGGCAGCAGCTGGCAGTGTTCGTTTGTTATCAGGTGCTTTGGCATTGGTGGGTGGCCCAGCGGGGGCGTTGGTCATGGTGGCGGCCGGCATGATTGCCTACCATGAAGAAATACTCAAAGTGCTGAGCTATAACCGAGCACTCACAGGTGCAGAAGCAGCACGGGCAGAAACCTTGGAGGCTGTCCGCTTAGCTTCACTGGATGCAGCTGGAGCATCAGCTGCTCACAAAGCCAAACTCAAAGAAGAACATGAGCAGACGTTAATCACCGCACGTTCAATATTGAAACTGGGTGAGGCTCGCTTGGAAGCTGCAAAAAAAGCGCTATCTGCAGCTGAAATGACTCATGCGGCCAATCAAGATGACCCCGAAGCTTACTTAGCCACAGCGACGGACAAAGAGTACCAGCATGTGCGAACAGCTATGGCTGACCTTGAAAGCCAAAAAGCGCATGTGAAGGCTTTGGCAGCGGAGCTTGAACGTTTTGGTGAAGTCTCTGCAGCAACGGTGGAACCGGTGAAGGCTGCAACAGTTGTGACTCAAAAACTGGGGGAGACCAGTAAAGAAGCCAAGCAAGCTTTAAAGGATGCAGAGACGTTGACGGAGTCCTTGCAAACACCTTATGAGGCGTATCAGCAGGCGATTGCTCATGCAGATAAGTTGCTCGCCAAAGGGCTGATTAGCCAAGAGACTTATAA